TAGGTAATTCGTTCATGCCAATTCCCTTTCAATAACTTTGATGGTTGGGCAGGAGAAAGATTCGTGAAATTCGCACGCTTTACAGGTGCCTTGCACTTCGCCTGGCTTGTGTAATTCCACCAAAGCCTTCAAGGCTTGCCATGCGTTGCGCTGGTCAACTGTATTCTCGTAAAATTCAGGCTTGGTGTAGTGAACAAGATTAGTCCAGTATTCTTCCTGCGCTTTAATTTTCTTCAATAGTTCGTCGTGGGTCATGATGCGCTTTTATCCCCTTCCAATATACGCAAGGCCCAATCTAGGCCGTGGTTAAATCCATCCATCCATTCGTAGTCTTTATGATTCAATGGCACAGATGTTTTTGCATCTTCTATCTTCTGCTTTGCTCGCTCAATGTCCATCAGTACCACCCGACACGCTTCTCGTGTGCCAGAGCGTTACAGGCGTTATTATTCCAATGAGTTTTGATATAACGCAAGCCCCATCGGATCTGTGTTTGGTAGTCATACTTATAGTCGCGGCCAAATTGCGCCATCTTGCTGGCTGGCAGGGCTTGAGGTATGCCTCTTGCCCCGCCATCCTTGTTCACTGCGGCTACTCGCCAGTTACTTTCCATTGTCCACAACTTCACGAGACAACGCCATTGACGAGCGTTGCCGCCTTGCCGTAAGTACAAAGTATGGGCAAAGGGTTTAGCGGGCGTGAGATGGTCGTTTGCGGCCTTTGTAGGGCTATTTGAGAGCCATACTGCCATCACTATGATGGTGAAGAATCCGATGGTTGCTCGGCGCGTCTTGGGCGTTGTTCGAGGTACATTTGTATAAATGATGTTGGCCTTTCACTACGGGGAATATCTATTAGGGTTAAGCCTTTCGCGGTTGCCAAAGCGCGAAGGTTGTGCTGCCAAATGTCGCCTTCTGATCCGCGACCTGTTGCACCAATAGCCTTTCTTCTTTCAAAGGGTAAAGTTCCGCCATATATGCCATAGTCTATGCTGGACATATCTTGCATAGCAACTTCAACACACTTCTTTTTTATGGGACAAGTCTCGCAAATTTGCATAGCGAGAAGGGCCTTTTTCGTCTCTGTTTGATCTACAATGATCCGCTTATTTACCTCTGAGCGAAGTTTCATCGTTTCGGGGAACCAAATATCAGGATCAACGCCGTTTTCGTAGCAGGCGGCTCTACTCATTGTCACTTGCCTTTACATCTACGTCGTTGTTCATATCGTAGATAGCCTGGTTGTAGCCTGTAAGCCACGCTTCGTGCAAGGCTCGCTCTGTAATCTTCTCAATGTCACGCAATACTCGCGTGTTTTGTTCGCGTATGCTCACTTAGTTTCCCTTTCATGGTTGCCCGTACGATTGCGCGGGCGGTAGTGGTAGTTAATCCGTATTTCACGGCTTTGTCAAGAATAAAAACACCCGCGCTGCGAGAGTGAAGTGCAAGCAATTCACTCGTCACGCGTATCAAGGGGCTTGATACGCTGCCAAAGGCGTATGCGCGGGCGTAGTTGATCGGTTTAACCGACTTACACGGCTTGATCGGTTATTTTTTCAATACCCATTTAGACATTTTGTACGTGTATGTCTAATGTGTTGCTTGAGTGTTTCCCGCAAGGTGGGATAATACGCAACAACGCCACAAGTCGGGCAAGTAGTCACCCACTCGCCCGCCTCGTAGTCGTGCTGATAGATTGAGGCTGTTATAGCCATTCGGGCAGGTTGCCTTCTATCTTCTCCATTTCGCGAGAGGCGCGGATTAGATCAACCAGGGCGGTGACAGTTTCGTCCACCTTGTCCTGCTCAGCGTTGAGGCGATAAAAATCTGCCTCTGCCTCTCGTGCTTGCTGTTTCCAATAGTCGAGGCGTGTCATACCTTCATCCTTTCCATTAGGTTGATGATGTCCTGTTCTTGAAAATCAAAATCCGCAAAATCCTCTTGATCGAATTGAAAGTTATCCAATAAGCAGGTAAGCGCGACGGCTAGAATTAACTTATCTTTAGCCATTTATGCCATGTCGCTTTCGTCGTTCCAATCGTTTTCAATGTCGCTGGGCTTGTAGCCAAATCGTTCAAATTGCGAGGGTGTGGCACGATGTGGGCGAAATTGCCAAATCTCAAAAAGGGCGTAATCTGGCAAATTGCTTATTGCGCAATTGTCGTTGTTGCAATCCTCGTTTTCTTCGCACCCGTCGTGAAAGTCGGGAAAATCGCGGATAGTGTCGGCAATCTCTTTTTGAGTGGCGAATAGCCCCCAATTTTCGATCTGGAAAAAGTAATTGCCCTGCAAATCCTCTACAAAATAACCTTTCATTTGCTTAGCCCCTTTACATATTCGCGGAATAGGCGCGTTGCCTCTTTTTTGGTGTAGCCCATAAATTGGCGTCGTTCGTAGTAGCCACCGACGGAGGCAGACAACACCCACGCGCCTTGAAAAGTCTTTTCGTAATAAATAGTCATTAGTAGTCACACGCCCCAATCATTTCGCGTAGGTGTGCGCTAGGGATAAAGCCTTCCCACAGTTTCGCGTTGTAACCGACAGCGTCCCACACGCTTGCTGTGTTTTCGTCCCACCCAAAACAATCACCGAAACATTTCAAGGTCTGGCAAGATTGGTGGATGTTGTAATCACTTGCTATCGCATTAATTACGTCCGCGACAGTTGTCTGTCTTACCGCCTTGCCCGTGTAGTAAGGCACAGCGACGTTGTAGCCGTCGTAGGACAGAATGGCTAGCCATGCGTTACTATCTTTTTGCCACTGTGAGGCATTGGCAGGTGTTTTGGTGCGTTTTAGTTCTAGTTCTATGCCGTACATCTCGCATAGTTCGGGGAGAGTTTTCTCCTCCATAGTTGTAAATGACATTTCTAGCCCCTTCCATAGGGTTGCCTTAATCTGTAGGCTCATCAGTAGGCGCGACACGCCTAGACGGGCGGTAAGCCCGTTTCGCCTTATTTACTTTCCGCTCTCGTAATTTCTGAAATAAGATTATAGAAGGCGTCCGCTCTGTTAATTCCAAGTTCCTTATCTTCTTCTCTCAGCGCGAGCCAATGAGGATAAAGCACTTCTAATAAAGTCCCGCGCCACTTGGCGTCAATCTCGATTTTCATTTCTTAATCCTTCCATGTTGTGCCACAGGCTACGCCGTCGGCGGTGTTGTGGCAGGTGGTGATTCGGTAGTGGTGATTGAGATAGTTCACTGTCAAAAATAGGGCGGTGACGGCTAAAAGCCAGACAACGATACGCCCGCGACGTGTAAGGCGCATTAGTTGTCCTCGCTCTCGTATTTAATTGAGCCTGTAAAGGTTAGTTCTGTGATATATGCGCGGTTATATGCTAAAAAGTTTTCTAGTTCGTCAATCGTCGCAAAATCCTCCTCGCGGGTGATGTATTCATTATTGCTGTTCCCGCGTACATTTCGGCCGATTGTGTAGTGTGCTGTAATCATTTTAAGCCCCGATCTTTTCTAGTTGAGTTTCAATGAATGTTCTGAGTGTATTGAGAGATTCAAGTGCTGTCAATAGTTCAAGTTCGGTCATTAGTTATTCCCCCATTGGTTCACAAGGTGTGCAATCATGGCAGGTGTCACAATGATTTTTTTGCCCTCGTTGATCTTGCCAAAACAGTTGCAATCCATTGAGTCAGGATGTCCACAGCGGACATACTTTCCGCCCTTGTACCAGGCTTGATTCTCGTAGTCGTAGCCGTCTTTAATTGTATCTAGCGAGGTTCTGCTCATGTTATTTTGCCTCGCAATTTTTAGCGCATTGAGAGAGGTTGTTGATTGTGATTTTTTCTGTGCCGTATTTGTTGCACTTTACGCAAAAATAAGTCATTTTTTCACCCTTCCATAGGTTCGGCGGTGTTGCCGATAGCGCAAGTTTAAGGGCAACAATTTGCAAATGTCAACACCATTTTAGAAATATTTTTTTCGGCGTGTTGCGGGTCAATTTGGCAGGTAATTAGTTGAAAGTTCAATCAACGGAAAGCCTGTGATATTGGCAGTCTGCCCCCGTGAGTGCTAATGGGTTGTCCACAGGTTGCCTGTGCCTGTGCATAAGTTGTGGATAGCGCGAGGGTGTGGAAAAGGTTGTGGATAATGTTGTGGATAAGACAGTCCACCCGCAATCACCCGACAACACGCCAAAACGCCCGCCAAAGGTTACTAATCGGTAACTTAACGCCCCAAAAGTCGACAAAACGGGTTGTAAATGCGGGCGTAATTGTCGACAATACCCGCAAGTAACCGACAAAACCACCCCGACAATTCGGACAATGCGAACAAAAAAATGCTATCAAATCGGACATTACTCACCAGTAAGTCGACAAATAAATCGGGCAAATCGGACAATTCAACCCCAGGGTTTTTAACGTGGGTGTATCTATACTATTACTATCCACCAAAATATTTTTTCTAAATATAGGCGCCGAGGCTCAAACGGTAATTATTTTTAAACCAATATAGGCTCTGACCTGCGGTTTTACTTAGTGTGACTAACATCACACGGTCCAAATAGGGATAAAAGCGATTTATCCCGCCTTAGTATATATAGGGGTTAAAACAAAACAGCCCTGTCCGTTCGGCTCACGGCAGAGTGAGCCTCAAGCGAACGGCGCCGTTGAGACGAACTACGGTTTACCCAATGGCAGGCTCTACGGCCTGCCTTTAACCCATAGGGTTAGGCGCTGCAGGCGCCCCCCAAATACAACCCAAGGGTTGCCCATAGGCAACGCTTCGCGGTAGGAGAAATAGGTTTATGGCTAAACCAAAGTCAAACAACTATAAACTTGCCCCAGAGGCAACTTTATCCGCCCCAGAGGCTAAGAAGCGCCTTATCGCGCTGATTGCCGATGGGGTGAAGATTGAAGACGCTTGCCGCGCAGTCGGCAAGAGCGTCAAGTCGTATGAGTATTATCGCGTTTCAGATCCGCAGTTTAAAGAAGCAGTGGATCTTTCACGCGTCATCCAGAAGCGAAAAGGCGTAATCAGCGAAGATGACGCGAACATTAGTTTCGAAGACTTTCGGGCGAAGTATTTAAACTCCCAGACCTTTCCTCACCAGCGCAACATCACCTCACTTCTTGAGGAAGGTGAGCCAGCCTGGCTTCACGGCAATATGACCTATGAGCCAGGATTTAAGAACTACGTTCTTGTCAACATGCCACCTGAGCATGCCAAGTCCATGACAGTCTCCATTGACTATGTAACATATCGAATCGTTACAAATCCCAATGTGAGAATCAAACTTGTATCTAAGACTCAGGCTATGGCCAAGGAATTTCTTTACGCCATCAAGCAACGCTTGACCAGTCCGCAGTGGGCAGAACTTCAGCGTCGCTATGCTCCCGCCGAAGGCTTTAAGGCTACCGCTGAGAAGTGGACGCAAGATGCCATCTACCTTGAGCGTGACTCAGGTGAAAAGGATCCTACCGTCCAAGCCCTTGGTATCGGTGGACAGATCTACGGTGCGCGTGCTGATCTAATCATCCTTGATGACTGTGTAACTCTTGCCAACGCTGGCGAGTATGAGAAGCAGATCCGATGGATCCAACAGGAAGTTTTAACTCGTGTTGGTCCTACAGGTAAAATCCTCGTTGTAGGTACCCGCGTTGATCCTATGGATCTATACCGCGAAATGCGTAACCCTGAGCGGTACCCAGATAACAAGTCCCCGTGGACATATCTGGCTATGCCAGCCGTACTCGAATTTGACGATGATCCTGAAAAGTGGATCACGTTATGGCCAAAGTCTGATCGGCCATGGGATACTGATGAAACTCCAGCGGATGAAGATGGATTGTATCCGCGCTGGTCTGGTCCACACCTTCGTCGTCGCAGAGGCTTAATTGACCCAAAGACTTGGGCTATGGTTTACCAGCAGCAAGATGTTGAGTCAACCGCCATCTTTGCCCCTGACTGCGTACGCGGATCAGTTTCAGGTATGCGAGCCATCGGCCCGCTTATTCCTGGCGCACCTGGTCATCCAGATAATTTGAACAGCCAATACATTGTTGCTTCAATGGATCCAGCAATGTCAGGTGACACATTCTCTGTCATCATGTCAGGCGATAGAACCACAGGCAAGCGTTACCTGCTAGAAGCATCGCGCATGCCAGCACCTACACCACAGCAGATCAGAGACTTGATTTTCCACTGGACTGAGAAGTATCAGCCAAAGGTGTGGGTAATTGAGAAAAACGCTTTCCAGTTGTTCTTGACACAAGATGAAAAGATCAACCAATTCTTAGCCTCACGCGGTATCCGCCTCGTTCAACACTACACAGGTGCGAACAAAATGGATGCTGAATTTGGCGTAGCCTCAATGGCACCACTATTCGGCTCGGTTGACAGCCAAGGCAAGCATCAAAAGAATAATCTCTTGGAACTGCCACGAGCCGATAACGAACATATCAAGGCTCTCATCGAGCAATTGATTACCTGGTCAGCAGGTACTAAAAATAAACAAGACGGTCCGATGGCCCTCTGGTTTGCAGAAACGCAGATGCGTGACTACATCAACCAAGCAGGCGCATATGGCGGAACGTTTGTCAAGAATCCATTTGCTACTCGTTCTCAGTTGGCATCACGCAAAGTAATCAACTTGGAAGAATGGCAACAAATGCAGGAGAAACTTGCATCTAACGGGGGATACATAAGTGGCAATAGATATTAACGAGTTGGGCGTAAAAGTCCGCAAGTTGCGGGATAGGTTCCACACCCGCGACTCTCGTTGGGCTGACCTTATGGCTATCCGCCAAGGTGACATCCAACAAGTCTTTCCTGGCATGTTCTCTGAAGAATATCCAAAGCC